CCCAAGGAAAGATAATGTTGCATTTAGGCTCAAATCATACTTTCTAACAAATTCATTCACTAGACTAGTTGACGACCAGGTTGCTACACATTCCTTTACAGGAAGCATATTAGCCTGAGTATCATCTACGAAGAATTTCTTAGCAAATTCGATTACAAATCGATTTCTTGCAAGAATAGACTTCGCTAAACCGGCTTTAACACCGATCAGATCTAGTAATTGAGTATACTTAGAAGAAGGATTTGAACCCTTTATCACACCGTCGTCTCCAAGAACCGCATAGTTATCAAATCAGGTCTTACAACCAGCTTTGGAGGCAGAAAACTGCATCAAAGCATGGTGAGTAAGAGCTAACATAGCCCACGAAGAAAGGGCACCCATAGGTTGACCAACTGAGTATTTAACATGTGTAGGAGTTCCCTCCGGCACATCATACTCTTTTGGATTAGGTTTGAAAGAGTAATCCCTCTTAACGAGTAAATCTGCCCAAGATTCTGAAAATAATTTAGAATCCGGGACAAGACCCTCTAAGAGGACCTCTAACATAACCTTTTGCAACGATATAGGTAACCGATCCGTCGCGGCTGATAAATCTATAGATGAAATCTGACCCTTAAGGTTAGACTTATACATCTCTTGGAGACGCTCTATAGGACTCATTTGATCAAATGTACCATCCTGAGGGATCTGACGTAAAATACGGAAGAGTCACTCATGTAATGGTCCCATAAGTCACTGAGTCCATGCATCAACCATAGCGAAGACCCTGATTTTACCGGCAGGCTCGGGTTTGAAACCGAGCTTACCGAGGAATACAGTTCTAAGTTCAGCGGGTTGAAAATAGTCTAATTCCTCATGACAAGCCATGGCAATAGAGCGTAATCTACCCATAAAAGTGGTAGAATCCGAATATTGTGATGAAAGTCCTTCTAAAGCTTTTAATAAAACTGGATCGGGTCTTTTAACTAAAAGAACCCGAGCAGCCAAAATAAGAGCTTTAGCTGAACTATTTGTAAAGGAAGGTTCCGTCCTATCAGAGGGATCCAATTTAGAAATTGGACCACTCTTAAGGATGGGGAAGAGCTTAGGCGATTCCAACTTAGGTAACTTTGCTATGCTTAATAATTTGGGTTTGAATTCATTTTTAATGAATTCTCTCCAAATAGGGATAAAAGAACTCAAGTCTTTACCTTCATCAGTTATAGTATTAAGGGTTAATTTACCCCTAAAATCTAAAACACGATAAAGGCCGAGTAAGGTCATTCAAAGTTTAATACTTGGAATGTCCCGATCGCGACTAATACGAGCTCTTACCCCTGCAGGAATAATTAAGGGAACACCCGCCCGATTACGGGATGGACGAACCTTAAGTTCCGACAGATCAAGCACCCGGTAACCTCCAACAGATTGTTGAAGGAGTACCTGGCAAGCTTTTAAGTATATGACAAGACCTTTCAAACCACTATGACTTGCAATCCGATAACATCGGAAACAAAATCCAGACACCTGTTTCACAACAGATTTGGATGATCGAGGACGGACACCTCGAACTAACTTTAACATTAGTCCGATGAGTCCGCGGCCCTTATTTCTAAGGACCAGACCGTTAATGGTCTTCAACTTCGATGTAATGAGGCTAGCAAGCGTTTTTATACGCTCTTTAACCTCATCAGTTCTAAAAGAACCAGCATTAGATTGAGACACCAAATTCATAATTTTTGGAATTTTTAATTTCATTAATTTAAAATTGATGTTTCTTAGTAGTAATAATACTACGGACCCGATGATTAGTCATCAGGAATTTAATAAAGGTTCGAAACCATCACGTATATAAAATATACGGGATTAATAGAACACACCAAAATAGAAAATCCAATAACCCCTCTTTCCCGTCAGGGGGAGTAGGTCCTCGATAAGAGGTTGGTAAAGGTCTATATAGATTGTAAAGAGATTTAACCCTCTCTTTCCTCTATATTACCTTTCTATGTAC